GTAAATGATTGAACAGATCAAGACGTACAACGCCAAAGTAAGGGGGGAAGTACGCAACAGAAAGCTTGAAGTTGTAGTTGATTTTATTTACAAATGTACTGAATGTGGTACAATATGGAGAACTAAAGATGACACAAAAGCTCACGACTGCCGCGAAAAAGACGCCTGCGACCAAAAAAGTTGCTAAAAAGGTTGTCACGCAAAAGGTAGTGAAGACTAAGGCTGAGAACCAGATCGCGCCGCGGATGCCAAGGCCCGAAGAGATCCCAGACAAGGATTGGATGAACTGGGTTGAATACGCCCAAGCAAAGCTGAGATACTTGGAGAACAAGGTAGCGTCGCTAACGGAAGAGTTGGCCGCCCAGAAAGCCTCAAACAAGCGCCTGAACGACAGATTCATGCAGGGATAGCAGAATCAAAGAGATTAAGATAAACTAAAGCCAGTGCATAAGACTTTTAAAGGATAAGGGAATGCCTGACACTGAACAAGACCCTAAGCCGCAAGAAACGGCAATTCAAGCGCCTCCATTAACTGGTAGGCCATCTACTTACACAAAAGCCAAAGCCAGAGAAATATGTGAATTACTCTCAGAAGGAGTTCCTTTAAGAGAGATATGCAGGAAGGATGGAATGCCTGCTTGGAGGACAGTTTACGATTGGATGGCAAAAGATGAAGAGCTTTCCACAAGCATCGCGTACGCGCGTGATCTGGGTTGGGATGCCATTTGGGAAGACTGCCTGCGTATTGCTGACACCCCATGCATAGGTGAGGTTACCATTGACGACGGTGAGAAGCTTGTTGTTCGCCGAGAGGATATGCTTGGGCATAGGAAGCTTCAAATTGAGACTCGCATGAAGATGCTGGCCAAGTTTAACCCCAAGAAGTATGGGGACGTTCTCAGGCACGCTGGTGATGCTGAGAATCCGCTGGTTGTGGATGTAATGGCTAAAGAGGTGGTGACCAGCTTGGTGAAGAACATCGAAATGAAGCGCCAGCTCCAAAATGCAGGCTGAACTCCTCGATGAGATCAAACAAACACTAGAGGACCCTGAGATACAGGGACACTTGGCCAAACTGTCTCCTGAAGACTTGGCCGCCTTCCAGTGGAGGATGAACTGGCTCACGAGCGCCCATGCTCACCAGATCGAGCCCCCAGGTGATTGGTACACCATACACTTGGTCCTTGCTGGACGTGGAGCGGGTAAGACCAGAATGGCCGCTGAGACTATCGGCTGGTGGGCTTGGAGCCAACCCAAGACGCGATGGCTGGTATCTGGACCTACGAGTGCTGACGTCCGTGGAACCTGCTTTGAGGGCGATTCTGGCCTTCTCTCAGTGATTCCCTCTATACTAATAAAGGATTACAACAAATCCATTGGCCAGATTACTTTGATCAATGAGTCCATGTTGATCGGTATCCCAGCCTCCGAGCCTGAGCGTTTCAGGGGGCCGCAGTTCCATGGGGCTTGGCTGGATGAGTTGGCCGCTTGGGATTACATTCAAGAGGCTTGGGACCAGATTCAGTTCGGTGTGCGCTTGGGTAAGAAGACCCGAATCATTGCGACCACTACGCCGAGACCAAAGGACTTGATTGTTGACTTGGTTGGCAGGGATGGAGACGACGTATGCGTGACGACCGCCTCGACCTATGCCAACATTGCCAACCTCGCGCCATCGTTCCAGAAGCAGATTCTTCAGTACGAAGGTACCAAGCTGGGCCGACAAGAGATCCATGCCGAGATTCTGGACCCAGAAGACACGGGTATCATCAAGCGTAAGATGTTCAGACTCTGGCCAAACGGAAAGGAGTTCCCCAAGTTCGAGTACATCATTCAGTCTTACGATTGCGCCTTCACTGACAAAACAATCAACGATGCCACTGCCTCGATTACCTTTGGGGTATTCAAGCCCACTGACGGGCCCATGAGCGTGATGGTGATCGATTGCTGGCAAGACAGGCTCCAGTACCCAGATCTGCGCCCAAAGGTCAAAGAAGAGTTTGAGGTTGCCTTTGGTGAAGGGAAGAACAAAAAGCGGGTTGACCTGATCTTGGTGGAGGACAAAGCGGCGGGTATCAGTCTTATACAAGACTTGAGACGTGCTCACTTGCCTGTGCACAGTTATAACCCTGGCCGAGCAGACAAAGTACAACGCCTGAGCATTGTCTCCAACATCATTGCCCATGGCCGCGTATGGATACCCGAGAGCGGCGTCAACAAGGGATATGTAAAGGACTGGGCCGAGGGTATGGTCAGCCAGATCTGTTCGTTCCCTGAGTCAGCACACGACGACTATGTGGACGCCATGACTCAAGCGCTGAGGTATTTGAGGGATAGCGGATGGCTTGACATCGACGGACCAGCGCCAGACTTGTACGACGAAGAAGACTTTGTGGACAGCGGACGATCTAGAAGGCGTGAGAACCCTTATGCCATGTAAGCTAGACCCAAGGGCAAAACCCAGTCATAATGTGGGCATTCCCACCCTACGAGGTCAGAATGGCTGATAACTCCGCACTCGATTGGCTCAGAGCACAAGCCAACCAACCCACTGAACCGTTTGATCCCATTGGTAACTTGAAGCGCAATGTTCAAGGTGCCTTGTCTACTGTGGCCGCTGTTCCAAGTAATATCCAGCGTTTGGTCACTGACCCCAGCGAATACATTAAAAACCTGCCTGCGCCCACTATGGAGCAGATGGCTGGAGCGTTTAACCCTTCCCATGTTGCCTCTGGCATGGCTGGAGTGATGAAACCTAAAGGTGGCAACTGGTTTAAAGATACTATTGCAAATGATCTAAGGTCAATCAGGCAAAGAACAACAGTAGGAAGTGATCCTGCTGAAACTTTAGCTGAAATGAACCAAAAGTGGACGCCAGAAGCAATTGAGGAAGTGGCACAAACGGTACCTCATGTCCGCGAGATGATACCTAGACAAAAAGCCGACTTAAAAAACCAAGTGTCTTTAAACAAATGGATTGATAAGAATTTAACAAATTACATCAAAAATCAAATGGCTACGCCTGAAGACCCAGTGCGTTTGATGATTGAGAAACGGGTTGAGTTGGCCAACAATAAGTATGCAAAAGATATAGCTAAAGCTGATCGGATAAAACAACGAGCTTTGGAAGAGGCTGATCCAAGGCGTCAAGCAAACTTTCAACGTGAAGCAGATCGCATTAAAAGTGAGGCTGAGTTTGAAAGAGATTTAAACTTACAACACGCATCTCATCTTCCAGATCAGGAATTTAATCAAGAAGACATATCTGAACTAAAAAATGATCGCGAACGGGAAGGAATGCCCACAAAATCATATGCCAAATATCCTCAATCAGAAAATTGGGAAAATTTTAGCGACATCAGCATATTTCCTAAAAAAGCTAATGTGATTCAAACAGCAAATAAAAATTACGATCTTTTTAAACAAGCTGATGAAGATTTAAAGAATGCGAGTCAGCAACTAGATCAAAAATTGTCTAATCACATTAAAGAGAAGTTACCTCATATCAGTGATGAACAACTCAATAAAATTGTTAGAGGCATGACCTTTGATGAAAAAGAAAGCATGGTCGGAGATGATTCTTATACAAAAGCTTGGGCTAAAAGAGAGAACTTGAATCAACCTGCCATAAAGTACAACGCAAGAATTGCAAAAGAAAATCCAGATCTTTTAAAAATAGATCCTGATACTTCTGTTTATTCTTCGACAACATACAAATTGGGATTTGATCATGTACTTGATATTCTTAAAAATGACTTGCAAACAGGAAGGATTACACCTGAGCAACTGAATAATATAAGCGTTGAAGATGCTATAGCGCGTACTGCTGACGTCAATAAAGAAGCGGCAAGGAAGATGCAAGATGCTCAAGCCAAAAGGCTTGAAGACATGACTGTACACAAAGAATATCCAAATGGAATGAAGTGGGTGCAGTTGGATAAGCCAGGTCAATTTTCCGCAGAGTCACAGGCCATGGGACATTCTGTTAAAGGATATGAGCCACCTGTAAACCATCCTGATTGGATACCTGAATCTAGTGATTTTGGTAGCCTTAATTACGGTCATGGTGGATGGGAAGGTATTAAGAGTGGTCGAGCTAAAATTTATTCATTGGTTGACCCAAAAGGTAATCCTCATGTCACCATTGAATCTAAGGCTCCACAAATTAGATCTAACTACGATGAAATGTCAAACATTCAGCGTCAAGCTGATCAAGAGGCTAATGAGCAAAACTTTGATAATTTTGCTCTCAGAGATCAATTTACAGAAGCTCGTATAAAAGAATTAAAAGATCAGTTATATAAATCAAAAATTCCAGAAGGTCAGTATTCAATTACTCAAGTAAAAGGCAAATTAAACCAAAAGCCAAATGAGCAATACCTTCCTTATGTTCAAGACTTTGTAAAGTCAGGCAATTGGGCTGAAGTGGGTGATTTACATAATACTGGATTAAATAAAGTTGGTGATCAATATTTAACTACAGAAGAGTTAAAACCTAAAGTTGATGAAGCCAAAACTTTTTTAGACACACATCCTGCGTTTGAAACACATCGACAAGCTGATAGTAACCCCAACCAGCTACTTCATCCAGATGTTCCATATGCTTTGAATGAAATGAAAGCGGTCCTGAATAATCCAGAAGAATATGACAAAGATACTTTGCCTAGTGCATTAAACGGCGTAGAAAAGCTTCGTGGAATATACGGAGATGCCCCACAACCTCCAATTGACTTAGGCACAGTAGGTGGAACACCAAACATGAAGAAGGGTGGCAAAGTCAGCATCACCAATAACCCAGACGCGATGTACATGGAAGTACAGGACCGAAAGTTTGCAGACGGCGGACAAGTAACTCAAAGCCCAAGCGATTGGTTGAAATCATTGGCCAACGCTCCATCCCAAGAGTTCCATCCAATTGATACTCTGACACAAAACCTTCAAGGATTGGCCAATTTGCCATCAAAAGCTTATGAAGGAGCCAAGCAGTTGGTGACCGACCCACAGGCTTACTTCTCCAATATTAAGGCTCCAACGCCTGAAGAGATGGCTATGGCCTTTAATCCCGCTGGTCTTGAGACTGGCATGATGGGTATGACAAAAGCTGTCAAGCCAAGCCTGTTGTCCAACGAGATGAAGGTATTGCCCAATGACGTGAGCACAAGGGTACCAACTGCTGTCAAGGCAACAGAGGATCCACTCAAGAGCACATTGCTTTCTGACTATCCGACAATGAAGAAGGACCCAGAGGCATTGGAGCACAACTTGGGTTTGATCAAGACATATCCCAACTTTGTGTCCAAGTCCAGATCTGTCAATGGCCAGATGGAAGACTTTATCAACAACACCAAAGACAATCTATTGTTCTTGCATGACATGGTGCCTGCCGACACAAGAGAGCGTAGCAAGCTTTGGTATGACGGTGCCCACAACATTGTGGACCGCTTTGGCAATGAATATGGAACTCCTGAGCACGCATCGGCTGGCGTGTTGGCCGTGTTGTCCCCACAAAAAGATTGGTTCATGAATGTATCTTTGGGCGACCGAGTCCATGACATTTGGAAGAATCAGGGTGATTACAAGTGGGACAAAGATATGACTGGCACTGCCAACGAAATCTTTAATAAGCCACAGTATGCGCCAATGCTCAAGGCCATCAAGGGGAAAGCTTTCAATGAGCTTACAGATCCAACAGAAAAGGCCATGTGGCTCAGAACCTTTGACCAGACCTATAACCCTAGAGAGCACCAGATTGTCACTCCTGAAGGTGATTTCAGTGGCGTCAGGCTGACGGACAAAGGACAGCCCTACAAGACTGGCTGGGGTTCATTGAATGAGATTGGCAAGGCCATCGACATTTTGGACAATCCATCCAAAGAAAACATCAGCGCCAACTTGGGTGGCCAACACAAGGTCCGCAACTTCTACAACAACATTTACTTCCCCAACAATCCTGATCCCCATGTGACCATCGATACCCATGCGGTGGCCGCTGGATTGCTCAGGCCATTGTCTGGTAACTCAAGGGAAGTGTCACACAACTTTGGCTCAAATGCTTTGGGTGAAGTTGGACCAAAGAACAGCGCTTTCACTGGATTGCAGGGAACATACCCAGCATATGCAGAGGCTTACAAGCGTGCGGCTGAAGAGCGTGGATTACTGCCTAGACAAATGCAGTCCATCACTTGGGAAGCGGTTCGTGGCTTGTTCCCTGATACGTTTAAAAATGCAACTAACAATGCAGAAATAAACAACATTTGGGACCTATACAAACGTAAAAAGATTACCATTGATGATGCAAGACAGAAGATATTAGAAAAAGCAGGAGGTATCAATGAGCCAGAATGGAAACAATAAAGACCACGTTCTCAATACCATGAAGAGGTACAAAATGCCTCTGACACGCGAGAACTACATTGCGATTGCATATCCAGACGGTATGCCTGACGACGCAGAACTGGAAAGCGCTTTGCCTCTTCAATTTCAAAAGAAGACGCCAAAGTCCTTTGAAGAATTTAAATTACATCATAGGATAAGCCATGGCAAC